AACCAGAAATAGACTCCGAATCCTCGATAGTCATGCCAACCAATACGCCATTGTTTTTGACTGCCCACATAACATTCGGGCGACCCTCTTGATACGCGATCTGGTTAACGCCAGAGCTTGTTATATGGTCAGCAATGGTATTTCTATCAGCGGGCCTATAACTATCAATAGCAGAGTCATACTCAAAGGAGCGTGTGATAAGTGAGTTACTTTGCATATAGAGGATTTGCGACCCCTTATCAATAGGCATAATATCAGCCACGCCATAGGAATTAGTGGGTTTGATTGATATGCTTGATGGAGTTACGACCGCATCTATACCGCCCGTTACTTTAAATATATCTTCAAGTGTACCCACAGAAAGAAAGTTCGACGTTCCCGTTAAGAATAATATGCGACCAACCTTACCCGCTACATCGTATTGTATCCCATCCGTTACACCCGCCGAGCCAAGCCCGAAATCTCCGTAATCCCCCGACTTGGAAAACCATATTCTGTTAGGGTTGTTATTGGAACCGGCATAAATTAAACGCTGCTCATACGCGCCAACCGCAGAGGGCCTATTATTTGCCGTCACCGTTAAGGCTGTTGGGGTGTGGTTAGCTATTGCCCAGTTAGTTACAGAAGTGAATGTAAGCGCCTGCGGAACATATGATGGGTGCGCTATATACATCACGCCATTTAATACCGGGCTGAATTTTAATTGCTTTAAGTCAGCCGAAGCAAATGGCGTTGTTACTTGGGTGATAACCGCCACCGTACCCGCTGAATCGTATGTGGTATACGCCGTGCTGTCCACGCCCGCCAGCTCAAATGTGTTTGCGCCAGTGTTAACGTTGGCAACTACATACTCATTGCCGTTAAGCTCCGTCATGCCGATAACGCTGGTAATAAAAATAGGATCACCGTTTGCGTAATTGTCCGCGCCGGAATATGTAACCACGGCAGGATTTGCCTTTGTGACCGCTGTTATTGCCTGTGCCGCTTCCGTTACGCGCCCGTTGTTTCGATAAAACCGAAGCTTTGTGTCAGTAAACTCCATCACGAATGATAATGATTCGCTGTAGTTGAACGTATAAAGAAACGCCTCTTCGTTATTCTGTGTCTTGGCGGTGTATATTGAGCCAGTCCTGTACCGGGCCATACCAGCAACCTCGGTGATGAAGTTCTCAACGCGCCGCCCGCCATTGTAGAACGCCGCTAGGTCGTGCCGCCCGTACAGCTTTGGGCTTAATTCGCCAGCAGAGAAGTCAGGGTATGATACGTTAGCCGAAACCATTAAAAGATAATCCTGTGTGAGTTTCTGTAAGAGCCATTCATGCGGGCCGATCTGTTTTTGCTACGCTCTATCCGCGTGGGTGATCGCTCCTGCCCTGAGATGGCACGGGCCATAGAGCCTTGCTGTTTCTGTAGTTGTGTGATTCTGTCCACATTGCCATTGGATTCGGTTGTTTTGTACGCAACCGCCAGAGCTAAATCAAGCGCAAAATACGAGATAAACATAGAGTCGAATTTAGTTACATCCTCTATATCATAAACATAACGCAAGCGCACGGACGCGGCATCGGTGGAGATGAGTACGGATTGCACCCCAAGGTGTGACTCTATCTGATACTCATCTGATAATATTAACAAACCCTCGTCAGACTCAATGGTAAGGAATCTAATGAAATCATTAGGGAGGGGAAAGGCTTTGGTGTAGCCGAAGTCCGGGGCTGTAGAGCTTGCCGCTATAATCTGGCGCTTCGTTGCGAATTTCCAAGGGTGTTCTCTTAATACCTTCTTGCGGCTTTGGTCGTACCACCGCGCATACATTTCTTCGTCTGGTGTTGTGGGGTCATCAATGTCGAGAATAACTGCCGCACTTAGCAAGTCTTGCGATAAATTACAAACATCTGTCTTTGAAGAAACCGCCATAAAATCCCCGTAGAGAAGGGGGGCCGAAACCCCCCAACCGTATTAGATTGTAGTATAAACAAAAGTAACGCGTATTTCTTCCGAAGTCGCAGAGCCGACGGTGTTAGCCGTCAAGCATAAGTCATAAGCCGCAGAAGGGTTTGTCTGACCTGATAAAGTAGCAAGCGACTGCGTGCCGTTTACAATATCAAGGCTGGTCATACCTACGTTATTCCATACCGCAATAGCTCTCGCTGTTGATAAGTCAAGCCCATCAGCAAGGACATCAACATCAACAACCGCACCAGAGTCAATTTCATATAAACCGAGGTCATAATCCGTTCCACTTGTGATAGTGCCGTGATGGATCGCAATATTAATAGGTACTGCGTTACTTGGTAAGTCAGAAAGAACGCGATATACAGACGCATCAGTGTCAGCCGCTACAACTACCGCCGTACCTACTGCCGTGAACGTTTGTGTCCCGCTTCCGTTTAGTGCCGCAAACTTCTTGCCGTTTCCGGCTTCTTTGTCAGTTTGTGAATATAAATCAACTACTGCCATTTTATTAACTCCTTAAATTTATTATGATACCGTTGCACTGAATGGCGTAACCTCAGCACCGCCGCCGGACACAAGCCAGGCCGTGACACTAAAGAACCCAGCAGCATAGTCAATGACCTCGATCCTATTGCCAACAATGCCACCAGTGGTAGCGGCGCCAGCCATAGTCAAAGTATCGTCACCAACTTCCGCCAGCCACATTTTACTGGTTCCGTCGGAATCAGTATCTTGTTGCATAGCTAACGAGCCGTCAAATACATCTGTAGCGTTAGCTACTTTGATAATATTCGCGTTTGATGTAGCTGTTACGCTAATCACAAACGTATACTTGTGGCCCGTTCCCGTTGCCGCTGGTAAGGTTACAATTGTCCCCGCAGCTTTACCAAAGGGAACCACCTTCCCGGCATGAAGTACCGCCGTTACCGTCAAAGTTGAGTCGTTCGCCGCTACAGCCGCTTGCGTGGATATATCGGCGACCGCATTAATCTCTGCTGCCGTGGCTGTCACCGAGGCTGGCAAACCGCTAGTCTCAATAACATCTAATCTTGATCTAACTGGATCAGTCATAATAACCCCCTTACGCTGTTACGCTAACTTTTTGAACTAGAGCGCCCTCAGTACGAACCGCACCAATCTCAAACACCACTTGCACTTGTGTAGTTTCGATTAGGTCGTTACGCTCTTGGACTTTGATTGACATTTCCTTGGAAATACCCAAGCAAATACCACGAGAACTAGCAGCCAGTAATTGACGTTGCGAGCTTACCGTTGGGATGATTGGACTAGGAACAGAAGCAGCGAAAGGAATTAAATCAATCCCTGATGCTTGTCTGATCTTGCCGCTTTCAACAACAAAGGCGCGGTTGAAGTCTGAGCTAATTAACTCTTCTTCGCCCATCAAAGCTGTGTGCTCATCACCTGTAATGGTCATAAACAGCTTCTCGTCCTGCTCTGTGTTTACATCGTTATCCATAAAGTTTTGGTTAATCTCCAAAATCTTCTCATACGTCAGGCCCGATGTAGCATCAACAGTAAGAACGCCGTCTGCTGCAGCCGTCACAGTTGTCTCAAAATCACGACCAGTCAGAACGTCCGCAAATGCAGCGTTATAAATAGTGCGGTCATATTGACGTAGGGCGGCTTTAGAGATTGCACTTGCATACTCTGACTCTGGGCTTAGTAGCGCACCACGAACATCACTAGCATCAACCTGCAGGTTAACCACAAAGCGGTTACGTGTGATTTTACGTCTATTGTGTTCGATGTCATCGAATGTTGCGGGAACGTTGCGACCAGAAATAGCCCTTGCTTCTACACGACCAAGGCCGTCATAAGCAAAAACGTCACCGTTCATTTGCTTGAGTTGCACGTATGGTTTTAGTCTGGATGTCATTTGCTGAGCTTCTGCATGAACCATGTCAGAAAACTCAATGACTAATGCTTTATCAATTGAATCTACCATTAAAGTAGTCTCCTATTTGTGTGTAAAGAATAATTAATTCGATACGGTATCCGCATAGGAGCGGGCGCTATCTCAGGTCTTGTCCTGTGTCAGATGGGCTTTTACTAAGGTATCCATCAACACCATTATACATTAATAGGACACAATGACAACTATGTTTTATAGTAGCTCTGCACGGCCCCCTGTAGCTGCAAGATTCTTTCCCTCGTTGCTTTATGTTCCGGGTGTGTAAAGTCCTTCGCTATTGCCGAAGTTTTGAGCTTTGCTAGCTCTTGGCGGGTTTCATTGATCCCGCTTGTTGCCGCCTGCCCCCCACTAGTCAAAGAGCCTTCGCCCGTGTATTCCTTTCTGATCTGATCAATCTCGCCTTGCTTACCTTTGGTGTAAGACATCAATGCCGTCAGCACGTCAGGCATATCCGTAATCTTGGCAAAGGTTTCTTTTAACGATTGAGGCACGTGTTTGCTAAACTCTTGCTGGGTTAACTCCTCATACTTTGCCGCATCATCTCCAAAATGCTCTGCTGTTAACGCGTCATATTGAGCATCTAGCGCGGTCTGCCTCTCTGCCGTTGCCTCTCCTTCCTTCTCCGCCGCCGCAATCTCGCTCTGCAAGTACGCGCTGTATACAGCGTCAGCCTGCCTTTGTGTAAGTCCGGCCTTGTGTAATATTTGTGATGCAGTCTCTTTAAAGTCAGCCGTGTCGAAGCCTTCTGGCAGCCCCTCTGGATCAGTGAAGTTGTAGCTAGGCTCGTCTGGGCGGCCCATTGCCTTGTAAAAGCTATCCCACTCCGTATCTGTTGCGTCTTGTGATGGAATCCCGGCAGGTCGTTTGCCTATTAACGATTGCGCGTTGTCGTAGGCTTTGAACAAATCATCGCTTGATTTTATCTTCTCCGCCCAACCCTTGTCCTTGTACTCCCCTGGAACCTCGAAGCTTTGCTCTGCTAGAGGGGTTTCCGGCGTTATTTGTTGTTCCTGACTCAACATCTCTTCCATTTTTGGTCTTCCTTTTATAGTTAAACTCAATTTCTTTTAAGTGCTGTATTTTAATATGCTGACGGATGCCACCATAAACCCCACGCTTAACAGCAAAGAACTGTGTGGTCTGTAGGTCTTGTGATGATAAATAAGTAGCATCCCATTGGCACTCTTCCTTTATGGCTGCAAACACAATCTTACCGCTATCGGTCGCCGCCACCTCATTAATCGCCCTGCGCAATGCTTCGTCGTCTATTTCTATCATTGAACGGCTGCGTCCCCTTTAGCTAGCTTCTCGTATGTGCTAGCGCCCTGCTCCAGAAGTGCGGCCTGCTCTTGGCTCTCTAACCTCTCCCGCTCCTCTTTCATTAAAATGGCAACAGCATCGTCATCGCGTACAATGCCAGCAGGTAGGGCGCGAATATCGCCCATAATCTTTAAGCCTTCGTGTAAGTCTATTCTGTGTCTAACTGAATCATCAACCGCCATAGCTTGACTTGCAAACGTCATAATGTCGATAATCGCAATGTACTCTTCTGCCTTCGATGCGTTGGCGGCTTTCGTCTTGTACGTTATTTCGTACACATCCTCGCCTGCATCAATGAGCTTGACTATCTCATCAGGGAGGTACGAAATGGGCTTGCCCTCTTCGCCCCTTCTAACCTCTTCTTCGCTACCTTTAACAACGCCAAAGTCACCGTCACGCCACATAATGTTAATACTGCGCGTAATAACCAGCGTAAACAGCTCCGCTATCTGCCTCGAGAACAACCCAAGCAATGACGCGGATCGTATCTGATCGCGTATCTGGGCCTCGCCGAACGTCATTTGCACGTCATTGTTAAAATCAATCAACCGATCTATGCTAAAGTGCTGTCCTATTGTGTCGGTGAGCTTTTCCAGTCTAGCCTCTGCGAAAGCAATCTCAGGCGGGCTTCCAATGTCAAACACAGGTGGCGTGTTGCCTATATTGTTGCTTGCGTTAAATACGTTGATTGCCCGCGCAGACGTGTCTATGTATCCACCACCTAACATTCCATCATCAATCACGCCCTTGGGCATATCGAGAATCTTTTCGGTGGCAACAATAACCGCCTCGCGCAGCGCGTTGGCTTCCTTTATATCTGGCATTGCCGACATGCCGGGACTTCTGCCCATCTTCTCATAGGCTAACTTTCTAAACCTAGCGATAGAAATAGGAAGCTCCTCGAAGCCCTCTTCTTTCAGCAGATGATGCCCGTCATATTCTAAGTGCAGGGATTCAATGGGCATAGCTAACGCGCCCTTTTCTGCCTTCTTCTCTTTGCGAGGCTGTATCATTATTAGAATTTTAACTTTATCCTTCCTGTTACGCTCTGCCGCTTTCTTTGTTTTTTCGCTTACGTTCTCTTCGCCGTACTCATCAACAACCCTCTGGGCTTCCCACTCATAGAAGAGGGCTATTGTGTCAATCTTCCCGTTTTTCCCCTCGTCAAGGTATATCTCCTTTACGCCGTAAGCTTTAAACATTAACCGCGATTCGTCACCACTCTCTACACCCACACCCGAAGTGCCAAAGATCATCTGATCAAGCATGTATTCATCCAACGCCAAGGCTAGGTTTGCGCGGGGATCGTCCATTGCCTTCGTTAGCTTCTTTGTCATGCTGTCGTAGAATTCGGTAAGCTCCGTAGACTCTGGGCCATCCTCTGGCGGTGTAATCTCGATAGCCTGCTTAGCGGTGCCGGGCCACAACATACCCAAGAGCGCACTTGCTGAGCTATAAGCTGCAAAGGTTCCCGTTGAATCGTATATATCCTCAGTAAGGAACTCACCACTTGATGGCTGTCCCTCAAAGTTTTGTTTCATTTGCGAGATGAATTCCCCTAGCACCTGATACATAGTATCCCAGTTGGCTCGGTCCATCTTCATCTTGTCAAACTTTTCCTTATCAGCTTTGTACGCTTCCATCTACTTCGCCCCGATTAAGAACCGTCGACGGCTTGTTGTGTTGCCGCCCTCGGCAGCTAGAAAGTTACTTAATGCTGACCGCCTGCTTTCGTCGTTAGCAGCCGCCTGTTTCTTCTTTGTCTCGTCTGCAGCCGAGCCTTCTGCGTCTGCAGCCTCTGCGTCTGCAGCTTCCTGTGCCGCCTGATCCTGCTTTTGCCTTGTTGCCGCACTTGCCGCTCTTGCACTTTTTTCTGCTTTTTCTTTGGGCTTGTCTATGAAGTGTTTTTTTGCAGCAAGGCCCGTAAACGCCGTGCCTAAAGCAGCTGACGCCGCTATTGCTGATGATACTATCGCCATAACTACACCTATATTACATTTTAAGTCTGTATAATATCACTTAACGGCTATTTCTCAAACCTTTATTTTTATTGCCCTTAAAGCGCGAGATTGATTGTAAGCCCTGTGCCTTGTTCTGCAT